TTCAATTCTGTGTGGTGGTGTAGGAACTGGTAAATCAAGAACTTCAATTGCTTACGCATTAATAAAAGAATGCTCTACAAGCGCAAGAACTGAACGTACTTATGTTGACTCAGATGGACTCGAACATCAGGTAATTCAATTAGAAGTACCATGTCATCCAAAAGATATTTACGTTATTACAACTGCTAAGAAGAGAGACACAGGTGATTGGGAGAAAGAGTTTAGAGTATTCGGTTGCTCATTATATTCTGACTGTCGTATGAAATCTATGTCTAAGATCAATTGTCATGTAGATTCATGGAATAACATAGGTAAGTACATCCATGTTAAAGATGCAATGTTTATATTTGATGAACAGCGTATCTCAGGTAAAGGTAAATGGGTTAAACACTTTTGGAAGATAGCTCGTTTCAATCAATGGGTTCTGTTATCAGCTACACCTGGTGATGTGTGGTTCGATTATTTTCCTGTATTTAAAGCTAATGGTTTCTATGAAACTAAAACAGAGTTTGAACAATGTCATGTAATCTACAAACCATATAGAGACTACAAAGACGTAGACGATTACATCAATGAAGATATTCTGTTTGAACGTCTTGATCAGATTCTAGTTATCATGAAGTCACCGTTCCAGATTCAGAGAGACCATAAAGTGTTCAATGTTAGATATGATCATGAGAAGTACAAAAAGGTAATGAAGTATCGTTGGGATCCGTATGACGACTGTCCAATCGAGAACATAGGAAAGCTTTGTTATATTCTTAGACGTATTGTCAATAGTGATTCATCAAGAATGATGGAGCTTAGAACACTTCTAACCAATTTAAACAAAGTGATTATATTCTACAACTACACCTATGAATTAGAGATCTTACGTAGAATCTGTTCAGAAGAAGGTTTTGCAATTGGTGAGTGGAATGGAGAGAAACATACTGATATTCCAAATACAAATCGTTGGGCTTATTTATGTCAGTACAGTTCAGCTTCAGAAGGTTGGAATTGCATAGAAACAAATGTAGTTATATTTTACTCACTTTCATACTCTTATAAGATGACTGAGCAAGCAAGAGGGAGAATCGATAGGCTTAACACACCTTTCGACACCCTCTATTATTTTTATCTTATATCAAATGCTCCAATTGATTGTGCAGTTAAGAGAGCTCTTGATGCAAAACAGAACTTTAATGAGAAGAAGTTTGTAGGAGGTTAGTATGTTCGAAGTAACAAAGTTACCATTTGCGCCGGAATATTTTATTTCAAGTACTGGTGATATTTACAAATTGATTGCTGGTAGATCTGAATTCTTAACACAGAACATTTCTAATGGTTATGCAGTTGTTAAGATTCGTAATAAAAAGTATTTCGTTCATAAATTAGTTGCTGAGATATTTGTTCCGGGTAAAACACTGTTGAAAAATAAAGTTATTCACCTTGATACAGACAATCTAAACAACAATTCATGGAATCTGAAGTGGGTCACACCATCAGAAGCACAGTTATATTCTCGATTAACAGTTGAAAAACGTAAAGAACTAAATTTTCGCTAGGTCCCGTAGGTTCCGCAGAAAAATCAGGGACTTTAATGGAGAGAGAGGGTTATCAGGCCGAAATTTTGAAAGGAAAAAGATAACTCGCTCTCTCCGTTTTTTGTGAAAGGGGAACAAATTAAATGAAGGAGAGTGATTTCCAAAAGAAACTAATCGACACTTTGAAAAAGATATTTCCAGGTGCTTTAGTTTTGAAGAACGATGCCCGGTACATCGATTCAATACCGGATCTAACTGTGTTGTACAGAAACAGATGGGCGTTACTTGAAGTGAAAGAAAGTGAAGCAGCCTGTCGCAGATCAAAAGTTCGGCAACCAAACCAAGGCTATTATATTTCTAAAGCTAGAGATTGGTCTTATGCCTCTTATGTCTATCCCGAGAACGTTGATCAGGTCCTCGACGAGTTAAGAGAGGTATTCGCATGAGCTTAGAATTCGTACCACACAAACATCCAGAATGGGAAGGTAAACATTCTTTCTGGTCTCCAAGTTCTCACCGGCTTGACAGAAAGGATTGGGACAAATGGAATAAAGAAGAGTTACTTGACTATGTCCTTACAACCTTACGTTCAATGAAAGCAGCAGACATTGGAACTTACATTCATGATGAAGCTGCGTTTAGTATTAAAAACAGATTGCGTATACGTAACAAAACGCATGCTTCTGACGTTATATTACGAAAGCTTGTGAGAGAAGGTATTCCACGCTCTATCATCAATCCAGGAGAGTTTGCAGAGACTTTCATGGCGTACGTGAATGATGGTATTGGCTTTGACATGTGGGCTGAAGTACCTGTTGGTATTGGAGATGATGCATTTGGTTCTATCGATGCGTTATATTTCGATTACAAAACAAAACTCTTACGTATACATGATCTTAAGACTGGTAAAACACCTGTAAAGATGGAACAGTTGATTGAATATGCAGCTTACTTCTGTCTTGAGTACAAACTTAAACCAGGCGAAATACATTCCGAGCTGAGAATCTATCAGTTAGGAGAAATCATATCCTATGAACCCACTGCTTCTGACATTCTTACATTTATAGAGCGTATCAGAAGAGGTAATGACACAATGATCAGAATCAACGGAGGCAAAGATGAAAAGCTACGTACTTGATGAGTTGAATTATATTTCACATGAAGGTCGTGCTCATGATGAGAATCCTCCTGGCAGAGGTTCTGGTCGTTATCCATGGGGCACAGGACAACGTTTACATCAGCATGATTGGGAAGTGTACGATCGTATACAGAAATACAAAGCTCAGGGTATGACTGAAAAGAAAATAGCAGAGTCTATGGGTTTCACTTCAACCAATCAGCTCCGTGCAGTTAAGCAGATGTCTACAAACGTAGTCAAAAGAGATAAGCAATTAACGGTTGAATACTACCAACACACTATCAATCCAGACACTGGCAAGGTTTACACACCTACTGAGATTGGTAGGATCATGGGAGTTAATGAATCAACAGTTCGTTCGATCGCTACTTCAAACACAGCTAAGAATACAAAGATATTTGAAGCTGCTGATACGTTAGAAAAAGCTGTTAAAGCTAAGAAGTATATTGATGTTGGTCAGGGTGTTGAACTTGAATTGGGTTTAAGCCCAGACTCTCTCAATACAACTCTCGAAGTTCTAAAACAGAAAGGTTACACTGTAGGTACTGTCGATGTCAAACAGGTTTCTAATCCAACACAGATGACAACCTACAGAGTACTTGCTGATAAAGGATTAGATGAGAAAGACATCAAAGCTCACAAGTACGACATCAAAACTCTTAGTGAGTTAGTTGCTCTTGATGATCGTGTTTCTGATCCCAATCACCCATCCAAGTTCATGCCGCCTAAATTCATCGATCTTGACAAGGTGTACATCAAGTATCCTGATGAAGGTGGTACCGCACGAGATGGTGAGATCATGATTAAAGCTCATAAGGACGAAAACGGCCGTTATATTCCTGATAATCCAGAGTTAAGTTTGGGTAATGCAAGAGATGCTCAGGTTCGTATAGCAGTTAACACACCTGATGGCCCTTACTATGCTAAAGGAATGGCTGTGTATTCGGATTCCGTTCCTGAAGGCTACGATATGTTGGTCAATTCAAACAAGTTACGTGAACACGGTTACAAAAAGTCTCTTAAGGAATTTAAAGATTCCGAAACTAATCCTTTCGGTTCTGCTGTTGTTCAGACTTGGATGAAAGACAAAGACGGCAATTATATTCTTGATAAGGATGGTAATAAGCAGGTGTCTGCAGTCAATGTTCTTGGTTCAGCACCAACAGATATGCATCAGGAAGGTCACTGGTCGACATGGAGTCGTAACACACCTGCACAGTTCTTAGCTAAACAAGGCTATCAACTTGCTAAACAACAGTTGCAGTTGAAGATCAAACAGTCTGAGGATGAGCTCAGTGATATTCTCAACTACACCAATCCTACTATTAAGAAACAGTTGCTTATTGACATTGCTGATCAGTTTGATGGAGATTCAGTATCTTTGAAGGCTTCTCCACTTGCAGGTCAGGAAGTTAAAGTTATATTACCAGTTCCTTCTCTTAAGGACACTGAATGCTACTGTCCATCGCTTCCTGATGGTACTACAGTTGCATTGATTCGTTATCCTCACGCAGGTCCATTCGAAATCCCTATTTGTAAAGTTAATAACAGAAACAAAGAAGGTAAAGACGTCATCAATAATATTGGTGATGCTATTGGTATCAATCAGGCAGTAGCAAGTAAACTGTCTGGTGCTGACTTCGATGGCGATACAGCTACTGTTATCCCTATGACTCGTAAGAATTCACAAGGTGAGTTTGAAATGGTTACCAAGATCAAGTCTGCTAACTCTTTACCAGGATTGGAAGGCTTTGATCCAGGTATCTATGGTCTTGACAACCCTCGCTTTGCTAATATGAAGGATGAGAAGGGTAATCCTACCTATCCATTGATCAGGAACACAAGACAGCGTAGTACTCAGATGGGTATTGCATCTAACTTGATTACGGATATGTATGCAAAGGGTTGTGAGAACGAAGAAGAGTTATCGAGAGCTGTACGATTTAGTATGGTAATCATTGATGCTTACAAACACAAGCTTAACTACAAAGCAGCGTATGAAGACTATGGTATTGAGGAGTTGAAGCGTAAGTACCAGCAGCGTCCGAGTGAGGATGGAGAAGAGAAGTATGGTGGTGCTAGCTCCTTACTTAGTAGATCCAAGAGTCAGGCTGTGGTTGATGCTAGATCCATGGCGTACAACATCGATCCCGTGACAGGTGAGAAGATCTATCGTGCTCCTAAGTACACAACCAAGGCTATCAGAGAGAAGGTTAAGGTAGTAGCACCTGATGACTACGTCAACCCAAAGACTGGTCGTAAAAGTAAGTACATGGTTGATCCTGAAACAGGAAAGCAGATCATTGCTACAACAGATGGTAAGATTGTTAAGGGTAAAGATGGCACCTACAGATATGATCGTGGTAGTGGCAAAGAGTTATGGGAAACCAAAGGATACGAACCACGTACTCAGAAGAGTACACAGATGGCTGAGGCTAAGGATGCACGTGAGTTACTCTCTGACAACCCTAACGAAGTAGAGAGACTATATGCAGACTACGCTAACCATATGAAGGTACTTGCTAATAGGGCTAGACTGGAGTCTCTTAGAGTTAAAGAAGAAAAAGCTGATCCAAAGAT